TTTAAACAGTCTGGGGGTTGTTCCCACCCCTGGGGCCCACGTGGCGCTAGCACTCTGGTACGCTAGTACCTTTGTACGCCTGTTTTCCCCACCCTTAAATAAATTAAGATTACCACTACCGAGGGGAGTAGTCCGACTCCGCTCCGGCACAGCCGCACCAGTGCACTGGTACGCTAGTACCTTTTCACGGGGTAGTCGGTATCCCCCCCCGTAACTTAGAAGCATGTAACAAACCGACCAATAGGTGCGCGGCAGCCAGCTGCGTTGCGGTCAAGCACTTCTGTCTCCCCGGTCCGCAAGGATCGTTACCCGCCCACTCCACTACGAGGAGCCTAGTAACTGGCCAAGTGATTGCGGAGTTGCGTTCAGCCACAACCCCAGTGGTAGCTCTGGAAGATGGGGCTCGCACATCCCCCGTGGTAACACGGTTGCTTGCCCGCGTGTGCTTCCGGGTTCAGTCTCCGACTGTTCACTTCAACATCACGCAACCAGCCAAGAGCCGATTGTGCTGGAGTGGTCTTCCTCCGGGGCCGTGAATGCTGCTAATCCTAACCTCCGAGCGTGTGCGCACAATCCAGTGTTGCTACGTCGTAACGCGTAAGTTGGAGGCGGAACAGACTACTTTCGGCACCCCGTGTTTCCTTTATTTTATTCTTATTTTATGGTGACAATTGCAGAGATTTGTGATATTGCGACTTTACCGTTAAACATAGCACTGCATTACCTGGTTGCATTCCACAAAACTTCAGAGATTCCTAGTTCCTACATTGACCTACTTGTTTATTTGAATCTTAAATACAAACTTGAGCAAGTGAAATGGGCGCGCAAGTAAGCAAAAATACCGCTGGATCCCACACCACTGGTACTTATGCCACAGGTGGTTCTAACATTCACTACACAAATATAAATTATTATGAGAACGCTGCTTCCAACAGTATGAATAAACAGGATTTTACCCAGGACCCAGAGAAATTCACGCGTCCAGTCGTTGATGTTATGAAGGAGGCGGCGGTCCCGCTCAAGTCCCCCTCCGCCGAGGCGTGTGGGTACAGTGATAGAGTAGCTCAGCTCACCCTCGGCAACTCCACAATCACTACACAAGAAGCTGCCAACATTGTCGTGGGATATGGGCGCTGGCCCCAGTTCCGGAGTGATTGCGACGCCACAGCGGTGGATAAACCAACTGAACCTGGTGTGTCAGCCGAGCGGGTCTACCCACTACCGTCACTGCAGTGGGACACAAATTTCCGGGGCAGGTTTTGGAAGCTTCCTGACGCGCTGTCCGAACTCGGGCTGTTTGGTCAAAATCTCCAGTTCCATTACCTTTACCGAGGGGGTTGGGTGATTCACGTGCAGTGCTCTGCCACCAAGTTCCATCAGGGCACACTCCTGGTCGTAGCTACACCCGAACATAAAATACAATCTGCAACGACGCCCGACTTCGGTAAAACCAACCCGGGCGAGTCGGGGGCGGATTACGATTTCCCCTTTACCTTTGAGGACCGGACTGCACTTGGCAATGCACTGATCTACCCACACCAGTGGATCAACCTGCGCACAAACAACTCGGCTACACTTGTTCTGCCATATGTGAATGCAGTGCCCATGGATTCTGGTGTTAGACATAACAACTGGACTCTTTCTGTTATTCCGGTTGTCCCGTTGGAGTATGCGGCGGGTTCAACAACTTTTGTGCCCATAACCGTCACCATTGCCCCAATGTGCACCGAATACAATGGCTTGAGGTACGCGGTGGCTCAGGGTATTCCAACCATGTACACACCCGGCTCTGGCCAGTTTCTCACAACCGACGATTTCCAGACGCCGTGTTTGCTTCCCAAGTTTAAGCCCACTCCTGTTATCGACATTCCCGGTGAAATAAAGAATTTCCTTGAAGTTGTGCAGGTGGAGAGTCTAGTGGAAATCAACAATGTAACTGATGCCCAGGGCTTGGTCCGTTATCGCATCCCTCTTAATGTCCAGGACCGCCTGGATGGGCAAATAATGGCCATGCGCGTCGATCCTGGCATTGACGGCCCGATGCAGTCGACTCTACTGGGCGTGTTCACGCGATACTACGCTCAGTGGTCCGGCTCCGTCGAGTTCACATTTATGTTTTGTGGCACCTTTATGACCACTGGTAAGGTAATTATTGCCTACACACCACCCGGAGGCGACGCGCCTACAGACAGAAGACAAGCAATGTTGGGAACGCACGTCGTTTGGGATTTCGGGCTTCAATCCAGCATCACCCTGGTAGTCCCGTGGATATCTTCAGGTCACTTCGGGGGTGCGACATTAGATGATACAATCTACAAGGACCGGTACTATGAAGCCGGATTTATTACAATGTGGTACCATACGAATATGGCGGCGCCGCCAGATTTCCCCACAACGGAAAGCATCCTCATGTTCGTCGCAGCCCATCCAAATTTCTCCTTCAGGATTTTGAAAGATCGCCCAGATATCACCCAGACAGCTGCCCTGCAAGGTGAAACCGGGAACGCGATTAAGAATGCTGTTCAGAAGACTGTTGCTGACACTGTAGCGACCGCCCACTCGATTGCGATCGACTCTACGCCTGCTTTACAGGCCGCCGAGGCCGGAGCGACCTCAAACACTGAGGATGGTAGTCTCATCGAGACGCGCCATGTGATTAACACACACGGTGTAGAGGAAAGCTCACTTGAGGCTTTTTACGGGAGGGCTGGTCTGGTTGCCATGTTCAACACGGATGGTGGCATTTACAGGTGGTACATCAACTTTGGTGAGTACGTGCAGCTTAGGGCGAAGCTGGAGCTGCTAACGTACGCTCGGTTTGATCTCGAGCTCACTATCGTGGCCCAGGTTATCGACACAAGCAACAAAGTCCAAGATTTCTCTGTTGACTATCAGGTGATGTATGTGCCACCGGGAGCCTCTGTACCAGAAAACCAGGATTCTTACCAGTGGCAGTCATCGTGTAACCCCTCAGTGATTTCAAAAACCAGCGCACCACCAGCTCGCGTAAGCGTGCCATTCATGAGCACCGCCAACGCTTACTCTTTTTCTTACGACGGGTACACGCGTTTTAGCACGACCGATGGCTCGAATTACGGCATCGTACCCTCCAACTATCTCGGCCAACTAGTCGTAAGAACGATCGAAGACCTCAACAACACCCGGTTGCGCGTGCGCATTTATGCCAAACCAAAGCATGTCCGGGGTTGGATTCCTAGATCACCACGGATGGTCCCCTATCGGTCTAGGTACACTGGGGTTTATACCAATGTAAGCAAGTTCTGCGCCGACCGGGACACCATTACAACCACCGGTGCCTTTGGGCAGCAGAGCGGAGCTGCCTACGTCGGCAACTACAAAATAATGAACAGGCACCTGGCAGAGCAAGTGGATTGGGACAACCTTGTGTGGGAATCCTATGAGAGAGACCTGCTAGTGACCAGAGTTGACGCCCATGGTATTGACACCGTCGCCCGCTGCTCTTGCAACTCAGGGGTGTACTATTGCAAATCCAGGGGAAAGCACTACCCAGTGGTGGTCACCCCGCCCAGCCTTGCGCACATTGACAAGAACGACTATTACCCTGAGAGATATCAATCTCACGTGGCGCTCGGAATCGGCTTTGCCGAGCCGGGCGACTGCGGGGGTCTGCTTAGGTGCCAGCACGGTGTGATGGGCATTCTGACCGCAGGCGGCAACAACCTAGTGGCGTTTGCAGATGTTCGAGACCTGTTGTGGATTGAAGACGACGTGATGGAACAAGGCCTCACCGACTACGTGCAGAGTCTTGGAAATGCCTTTGGTGCTGGCTTCACTGATGAAATTGCAAACTATGTTGGTCAGGTCAGGGACATGATGGTCGGCAGTGACACTGTGGTAGAGAAGATAGTGAGGAATATAATCAAGCTCCTGTCGGCCTTAGTCATTGTGGTTAGGAACCGTAGTGATATCATAACAGTTACAGCCACCCTATCTTTACTTGGGTGCACTGGATCGCCGTGGCGCTGGCTTAAGTCCAAGATTTGCTCCATCCTGGGAATCAACATGGCACAGAAGCAGGCGGATGGCTGGGTGAAGAAGTTCACTGAAGCGGTCAATGCCTTCAAGGGGCTGGACTGGATTGCCACAAAATTTTCTAAATTCCTTGATTGGATTAAATCCAAGATAATCCCTGAGTTGAGGGAAAGAACTGAGTTTGTTAAAAATCTCAGGCAGCTCCCACTCTTGGAGGCTCAGATTGCTACCCTTGAGCACTCAAACCCCAACCAAGAAACCCAGGAGACCCTGTGTTCAAATGTGCAGTACCTAGCACATCATTGTAGAAAGAATGCACCGCTCTATGCCGCGGAGGCGCGTCGCGTCTTTGCCTTGGAGAAGCGCGTGCTCGGAGCAATGCAGTTCAAGACCAAGAATCGAATTGAACCTGTTTGCTGCCTAATTCATGGCACTCCTGGTACTGGCAAATCACTTGCAACTACAATCATCGGTCGTAAGATCGCCGAATATGAGAACAGTGGTGTCTACAGCCTCCCACCCGACCCAGATCATTTCGACGGGTATGCTGAGCAAGCCGTCGTAATCATGGATGATTTGCATCAAAACCCAGATGGGAAGGATATGAGTCTATTTTGCCAGATGGTCTCCACAACACCATTCGTGGTGCCGATGGCTGCCTTGGAGGACAAGGGTAGGCTTTTCACTTCCAAATATGTGCTTGCGTCCACGAATGCCAACCACATCCATCCGGTGACGGTCGCGGATGCGAAAGCGCTCCAGAGAAGATTCCACTTTGACACCGAGATCGAGATAATGGATCAGTACAAGCAGGGTGGCAAGCTTGACATTCAAAAGGCCACGGAGAAGTGTGAGGACTGTTCACCGATTAACTTCCAGAAGTGCATGCCGCTGATTTGCGGCAAGGCGATTCAGCTCAGAAGCAAGAAGGGCGACGGAATGCGCTACAGTATTGATACAATGATCACTGAGATGAGAAGGGAATCGGCACGCCGCTATAATATTGGCAATGTTATCGAGGCCCTGTTCCAAGGACCACCGGAGTTCAAGCCCTTGAGGATTGACGTTAGCGAGGAAACACCCGCCCCACCTGCTATCGCGGACCTCTTGGCCTCGATCGACTCTGAGGAGGTTCGTGAATACTGTCGATCAAAAGGATGGATAGTGCAGGAGCGCATAACCAAGGAAAGCCTCGAACGCAACGTTAACCGAGCCCTCATTGTGCTGCAGTCCGCCACATTGATTGCCACCATTTGCGGCGTAATATATGTGGTGTACAAGCTCTTCGCAGGTCTACAGGGCCCCTACTCTGGCATCCACACCAACTACCAAAAAGTCAAACCAGTGGTTAGGCAAGTCACAACGCAGGGACCGCTGCTTGACTTCGCAATGTCGCTCCTGAAGAAGAACATTAGGACGGTTGTGACTAAGACCGGTGAGTTCACCGGTCTCGGTGTGTATGATACATTCATGGTCCTACCACGCCACGCTATGGCAAATGGCACAGTTCAAATTGATGGAAAAGAAGTTGCACTAGAGGATGCATATGACTTGAATGATACCACCCAGACTTCCCTGGAGCTCACGGTTGTCAAGTTGAAGCAAAATGAGAAGTTTAGAGACATTCGATCTCTTATCCCAGACCAAATAAGTGAAACCACAGAAGCCCTCACCATTGTTAACACCAGTGCTTACCCCAACTTGTTTATGCCCGTAGGTGCTGTGAAAGACTACGGCTACTTGAACCTAGCAGGCAGACCGACCCACCGTACGCTCATGTACAATTTCCCAACACGCGCAGGGCAATGTGGCGGTGTTGTAGTTTCAATGGGCAAAATCATTGGGATTCACATCGGTGGAAACGGTGCACAGGGTTTCGCTGCTGCACTGCTGCGCAGGTACTTCACACAGCCACAAGGTGAGATTGAGTTCATGGAAAAGAGCAAAGATGCGGGCTACCCCATCATTAATGCCCCCACCGAGACCAAGTTGCATCCCAGTGTTTTCTTTGATGTTTTCTCTGGAGAAAAGGAACCCGCAGTACTACATAAGAAAGACCCCAGACTCGAGGTGAACTTCGAAGATGCACTTTTCTCCAAGTACATAGGAAATGTTCACAAACCTGTCACTGAGGAGATGGAGATAGCAATTGATCATTATGCCAATCAGTTGAAGCAGCTTAATATTGACCCCACTCCCATTAGCATGGAGGATGCCATTTATGGTACTGAGGGCCTGGAGGCGCTAGACCTTGGCACCAGCGCAGGTTACCCCTACGTGGCCCTAGGCATCAAGAAAAGAGACATTTTAAATAAAGAGACTAGAGACGTGACCAAAATGAAGCAGTGTATCGACAAGTACGGTCTTAATCTGCCGATGGTCACCTATGTCAAAGATGAACTCAGATCCAAGGAGAAGGTGAAGAAGGGCAAGAGCAGACTCATTGAGGCGTCGAGTCTAAATGATTCTGTTGCAATGCGCTGCGCCTTTGGCAACCTCTATAAGGCTTTCCACACCAACCCCGGCACCCTGACCGGATGCGCTGTGGGCTGCAATCCTGAGACTTTTTGGAGCAAGATACCAGTAATGATGGATGGTGAGTTGTTTGGCTTTGACTACACTGCGTACGATGCCAGCCTCTCACCAGTCTGGTTCCAGTGCCTGTACCTCCTGTTGGAGAAGATTGGATTCGGGCACTGCAAGCACTTCATTGACCAGCTGTGCTGCTCCAACCACCTATTCATGGACAAGAGATATGTTGTTGTGGGAGGAATGCCCTCAGGGTGTTCCGGAACCAGCATTTTCAACAGCATGATCAACAACATAATCATCAGAACGCTTGTTCTGATGGTATACAAAAATATTGACCTAGATGACCTTAAAATCACTGCCTACGGTGATGACGTCATCGCCTCTTACCCCTTCGAGCTCGATGCAAAACTGCTCGCCGACGCGGGTAAGAGCTTTGGATTGATAATGACCCCACCCGACAAGAGTACTGAGTTTACCAAATTGACCTGGGACAATGTAACTTTTCTGAAGCGCTCCTTCGTGAAGGATAAGCGTTTCGCGTTCCTTGTTCATCCGGTCATGAAGATGTCTGACATCCATGAGTCCATTCGCTGGACCAAGGACGCAAAATCAACCCAGGATCACGTTAGATCGCTATGTCTATTGGCATGGCATTGCGGTCAGGAACAATATGAAGAGTTCTTGGAGAAAATCCGGAGCGTGCCCGTGGGCCGGGCTCTCGCACTGCCCTCCTTTAAGGCGCTCGAGCGCTCCTGGTATGACTCCTTCTAAACCAACTAAAACTATCCGGTCTAATCAGGTTTTAATTGGCACAATACACCCGCCGGATGGGGTGT